GGCGGCGGCGGCGGCAGGTGGTGGTTCTGTTTCTGTTTCAGCAACAGACACAACTTCAGGAAGATTAAATACAAAAATAGTAGTTTCTGGTTCACTAACAAAAACAGTTTTAGGTGGTGGTGGTGCAGAGACATTACAGTTGGGTGTTGATGTAATTTTTAATGAAACTTACTTTACCGCAACTGCTGGTCAAACAACATTTAGTACCGCTTACACTCCACTTTATATTCAATGTTTTGTGAATGGTATTAAATTAATTAACGTACAAGATTTTACAGCTACCAACGGCACAAGTGTCATCTTAAGTGAAGCATGTGTCGCTGGAGACATCGTTGAGTTTGTAAAGTTTAAATAACAATAACAACAAGGAAAATAAATAAATGACAAAAGCAAGAAATCTATCAAAGATTATAGATGGTTCTGGCAATTTAGTTGTACCTAATGCTGGTGGCGATGCTCGTAGTTTAGGTATGGTTAAAGCTGATGGAACTCCTATTGATGCTTTAGATAGAGCAACTACAAGTGCAACAATAATTAATACAGCAACACCTTATGCTGGTTATCTATCTGCTGGTATTGCGGCAGGTGCTTCAAACGCATTAGACGTAGATGCAGTATATAATACTACAGGAACTTACGAAAATGCTTCTGGCACAGTAGTAAACCAAGCGATTAATTTAAAAAAACCACGAAACGGAAATTGGTGGGAGTGGAGTGGTTGGGGATTTTCAGGAATACCAACTTCAAATTGTGTAAACAATGGTGCTTACGATGGTGCTGGGGGTTATTCATCTTCATTCCAAGCAGTAAGTGTTGATAATATATTTAGCGGTTGGACATCAACTGATGAATTAGGCGGAACATATCAATCAAGAACAGTTCAAAACTGTAATTGTGGAAGTTTCAACTGTAGAACAAACTGCAACTGTAATTGTGCGTGTGCTTGTCAGTGTGCGTGTGATTGTGGAAACGGATAATTAGGATAAACAATGAAAATTACATACACAATAGTTAATAATTCCAAAGACATTAATTTTATTAATGATAATGGAACTGTATTTGCAAAGTGGAACAATGAAAGTTCTGATACTTCTAGTATTGGACTATCTTCAAATGAAGTTAAAAAATATTTACAATCACCTTCAAGATTAATTTCAGAAGGTAATAATATTTATATAACTTTAGATAGTAATGGTAATATTAATTTACCAATATTTAAAATGGTTGAAACAAACCCTACTAAAATGGGTGGTATGGAATTTATTAAATATAAATCTAGTAAAATAGTTGGTCAAATTTACATACCATTTAAAGATAGTTCTGATGATGAGTATGCAATTAGATTAAACATCAAAGAAGAAGATGTTTCTAAACTATTAGAGTTAGTTCCAAATGCCGTTGAAGTAGAAAATACTGAAGAAGCATTTAAAGAATTTTATTATGCTAATTCACCAAGATTAAAAGTAGTTAATACTTCTACTGCTGGAGATTGGACTAAAATTAAAGTTCAACTTACTCTTAATGGCAACAATGTTTCTAAAGAAGATGTTAGAATATTTGCTAAATCAGCAAGTGGTTATATTGCTAATAGAGAAGTTTATACTGATGCTAATGGCATTGCTGAATTTAAAGTATTACCTTACGGACTGGAACAGGGAGAAAGTATGAAAGCTGAATTTGGCTTTAAATATGTTTCTAACATTGTTTCAGCAAATGTTCAGGCATAAAGACGTACCAAATAATCAGACATTTTATAATTACATAAAGTCTAAAACAGATTGGAAACAAGCTGTTAATTCTCTTAAAAGAGATAAAGATGAAGATTTAGATTTAAGAATTAATCTTAAATTTGATGCTGATAAAGTTTTAGAAGAATTAATAAGTTTATATAAAACTGTTGGTGCTATTAATTGGCAATCACAGGATAGTATTCAATTATATGGTTTAAGTCTTACTTATAATCCCAATAATTCTAAAGATTTGTGGAAAAGGGGTTCTTTTGGACACCATAGATATAAAGTTTATAGTTCACACGATTATTATGAAGCTGTGATGAACGATAAGAATAATCATTTAAAAGATGATTACTTAGATAGTCTTTCATTCAATACTTTATTACCAGAAGTTAAGACAAAACCAAATCTTTATAAATTATTAAATAGTTTTAATTTTCCAGTTATTAGAGTTACTGCAAGAACTATAAATGGGTTATTAGTAAATCCAACAAAAACAAATAGTGGTGGTTGGCATACTGATGACTGCCCATTTGAAGTATTAAGAATAAATATTTCATTATCTAATAACGGAAATTTTGGTTTAGAATATAAAGATAAGAAAGTTATACGCACACAAGGGGGAGATAATTTAGTAGTTAATACTGACAAATTACACAGAGCATATAATGAAGGAAGCTGTAATTTTCAAAGAACTAATTTAATTATTGGTTTAGCTACTTGGTTAAATTACGACATAACGGATAATTCATATTCGTTAAATCATCATTATGGGAAAACACACCCATACGATTTAGCAAAACAAAACTTATTAAGTTTTAACTAACCCCTAACTAAAAGCATATATGAGTAGCTCACAAGAGTATAACTTTGCTTCTTGGAAGAAAAAAGAACCAGAGATAATTAAAGTTTACGATACAAGTAATCCACCAGAATACAAATTACATCTTCAATATCCAAAAGGTTGGAGATACTTAATGTACAAACCACATACCTCTGAACTTACAGAGAATGGAATAGCTGTATCGTTAGAGAGTATAAACATGGATTATACTAAAGGACACTTTCACGAGTGGATTCCTAACTCGCCAAGTAACCCTGCAAAAAAATCTGATAAGCCAAATAATGTAAAAATTCAGATGGGTTTAAAATGTAATTACTCTTGCAGTTATTGTAACCAAGCTCAATTTGTACCTAATTCATTTCAAGGAAATCCTGCTGAAGCACAAAAGTTTTTAGATGAACTAGATACTTGGTTTAAAGGAGATGGCAATAAAACTCGTTGGGAATTTTGGGGTGGAGAACCATTAGTTTATATAAAAGTTTTAAAAGTATTAGCTGAGGGTTTAAGAAAGAAATTTCCTAAAGCAGAATTTAATATTATCACTAACGCATCAATGCTCACTCCTGAGATTGTTGATTGGTTAGACAGTTTAGATTTTCAACTAGGTATATCTCACGATGGTGCTGTTTATAGAGACCAAAGAGGAGAAGATATACTTACTGTACCTAAAACTTTAGAAGCAGTTAAATATGCTTATAATAAACTATTTCCAAAAGGCAGAATAGGTTTCAACTGCGTTCTTACAGTTAAAAATTACTCATTACATAAAGTTAGAGAATACATCGCAGAAAAAATGGGATTAGAACCATTTAATATCCCACTAACAACAGAGGAAATAATGCTTCCTTATGATGCTGGTGGAATGATGTTATCGCCAACATTACCTGAAGAACAAAAGGAAATGAAAGAAGTTTTATTTGAAGAAGCGGCTTTTGGTAAAACATTAGGTGTATCTACAGTATTTGATAAATTAGATGACTTCTTTAATTCTATAAGCACACGCAGACCATTTACAGTATTTGGTCAAAAGTGCGGAATGGATAATCCAAATATTCTTGCAGTAGATTTAAAAGGCAACACAATGACTTGCCAGAATGTCAATGCGAATCTTCCAAACCACAACACAGGAACTTACAAAGATATTAAAGCTATTGAGATGACTTTAGTTCATCACTTCAGAACTAGAAGTGAGTGCGTAAGATGTCCAGTAGTTCAATTATGTAAAGGTGCGTGTTTGTTTTTAGAGAATGAATATTGGACTAAAGCATGTGATGTTTCTTATAATTATAACGTAGCAATGCTCGGTGCGGCTTTATACAGACTTACTGGTGGAATTTTACGTTTCATAGAAGGAACTCCTAGACGAGATAATATGCACGACAAAATTGAAATCATATCTCAAGACTTCATAGATAAGTTAATGAAAAAACCAGAAGAAATAATGAATTATTAATATGTCTATACAAAATTTATTTCAGACACCAGTTAAGACATTGTCTTTTCCTAATTATGAGGAAATTAATAAAATTTTGGGTAATTCAATACATAAAGGATTTAATAAAAACTTTTATGAAAATCTTAATGAAGAAGAAAATATTAGAACAAAGGATTTATTTATAAAAGAAGCTGAACTTTTTTGTAAAGAAACTGTTGGTCAAACTTTAGATTTATCTATTGCAAAAAGTTGGTTTAGTCATCACAACAAAAATAATTGGAACACACCACATGGACACCCTTTAAATTTTATTGTTGGTGTTTATTATCTAAAGACAAACGATAAAGCTGGAGATTTATTATTATTAGACCCTAGAGGAAGTGTAAGTTTTAACCAGTATTACGACACAGATTCAAAATGTGAAACAGTTGGTGGTAGATGTTATTTTAGAATAAAACCAAAAGTTGGGGATTTAATTCTTTTCCCAGCTTATGTAGTTCATAGTGTCGAGCCAAATTTATCAGAAGAAACAAGAACAAGTCTTGCTTTAAATTTTCAATATAAAGACTTTAGTCAGTTTAAAGTTATATGATTAATTTATTTAATACACCAGTTAAGATTATTTCAATACCTAATTTTCAAGAATTAAATAAGAAAATAGGTGAGGGTATGTCTTTAGGATTTAAAAAAAATTTTAATGATGGATTACCTAAAGATGAAGCAGACCAATTAGCAAAAATATTTACTGATGAAATTAAATTATATTTAAAAGAAATTACTAATAAAAAAATTGAAATAGAATTAGTTAAAAGTTGGGTTTCATTTACAGATAAATATGGTTTTAATACACCTCATGAACATTCAGGTAATAATGTTGTTGCAGTATATTATTTAAAAACTTTCAATAAATGTGGTGATTTATTATTGCACGACCCAAGAGGTATGACAAATTTTTTACCCTCTTATGAAATAAATACACAAAATTATTTAGTAGATGGAAGAAGTTATTATAGAATAAAACCAAAAGTTGGGGATTTAATTATATTTCCTGCTTATGTTGTTCATTCAGTTGAACCAAATATGTCTGATGAGACGAGAATAAGTCTTGCTCTAAATTTTAGATACAAAGATTACAACCAATTTAAATAAATTATGAAACATAAAGAATGTAAATGCAAACCATGTACCTGCGGTAAACAAGTTACCTGCAAGTGTGCAGAGAACGTAACAAAGCTAAAAGAAAAACTTAAACAATTAACTAAATGATTTTTACAACTATAGAAATAGCAATTTATGTAAGTTTAATTTTAACAATTTATATTTGTTATAATATTAAACCTAAATAAATGACACCGTACACTTTTGAAGAAGTTAAATTTTTAAACAAACAACAAGGAGATGATATGTTCACACCTAAGTTCGAAATCCCCTCATACGAAGATGCTAAAAAAGCAACTGAAAGTTATGCTGGACAGATTCAGAAATTTTGGGCGGACGCTTTTAAGGACTGGTCTAAATCAGTTGAAGCGTTTTTTCAAAATAACAAAAAGTAAAACTAACAACTAACAAAAGGCGACACGAGTAATGGCAAAGAAAAAAGCTGAGAAAACTGTTTCTGAAATGCTAGAAGAAGTGCAAGATCAACTTGCAGCTATTCAAGATAAAGTATCAGAAAACGAAAATGAAGAGTTTGAAAATGATGATGATAGCGAAAATTCATGGGATGACTCTGATGAATTTGAAGATACTGATTTTGAAGAATCTGACGAAGATTAGTTAAAAAATTTGGGAGGTCGGTTGCTACTTGTTTAGATGCAGCCGACTTTCTATATAAATGAAAAAAATTAAAAATATTAAAAAAACAGTTGAATTACAACAACTTAAAAGAGACGCTTTATTAATCCAATATTTAAAAGATTTAAATAATAAAATTCATGAACTTCATAAAGACGTTAATCGTAATAACGCAGAAGTACAAACCTTAAAAGAAGAAATAGCCATGTCAAAAGGTGGCTTGAAAGTCCTTGCGGGGATCGCCGCTCTGTTAGGAACAATATTTACAATTTGGCAATATTTATTAGGAAACCATGGAAACTAGAAATTACAAAGAAGAATATAAAAAATATCAAGCTTCTGCTTCTCAAAAATTAGACAGAGCAGCTAGAAACAGAGCAAGACGAAAGTTGATGGCAGAAGGAAGAGTTCATAAAGGTGACGGCAAAGACGTAGATCATAAAAATAGTAACCCTCAAGATAATAGCCCAGACAATTTAAGAGTTGTTTCAGCAAAATTAAACAGAGGAAAATTAAGAGTTCAATATAAAAATTAATATGTGGTGGAATATAATACCGACAGTTTTTAAAACTGGTGCTGAGATTTATAAAAATCATAAACAATCAGAACTTTTAGAATCTGAAGCAGAGAAACGACACTATGAACGTATGGCACGTGGTGAGATTGAGTATCAAAGAGATGTATATGATCAACAAGACAAATCATGGAAAGATGAATTTGTTTTAATCGTTGTTTGTATTCCTATTCTTGTTTTATCTTATGCAGTTATTAGTGATGATATTAATATTAAAGCTAAATTAGATTTGTTCTTTGATTACTTTGGTAAATTTCCTTCTTGGTATCAATGGTTAATAGTTGGAATATTTGGTGCAATCTACGGATTAAAACCTTCTATTGACGCATTTACTAAAAAATAATTATGGTTTTAAAAAGAATTGTTAGGTTCAAAAAAGTAATTACTAAAAGTAATAAGTTTAAAAAGAAACTAAAAAAATAATGTGTATTTATAAAACGGCTTATGGTTGTTTATTATTAAAGGAATGTAAATGTCAGAAACAAAAAATAAATTAGAAAATCTACACGAACTGTTGGCACAGAAATTGTTGGATAAACTTAGAGACCCAGAAGTTAAGGCATCTGATCTAAACGTAGCTAGGCAGTTCTTAAAAGACAACAACATAGACTGTATTGGTACTGAAAATAGAACAGTATCGAAATTAGCCGAAGAATTACCCTTTAAATTAAGCGATTTAAAGGAGATAATAGGGGAAGATCAATTTAACTAAAATCACGTATATACGTGCGTTTAAATCAACCTGAGAGGGCATTTTGAAAGAAGTTAAGGACGATTTTAGGAATTTCCTGTATTTAGCTTGGAAACACCTAAAATTACCTAATCCAACACCTGTACAATACGATATAGCAAATTATCTACAAAACTCCCCTAGACGTTCTGTAATACAGGCTTTTAGAGGTGTAGGTAAATCTTGGATTTGTTCTGCATTTGTATGTTGGAACCTTTTAAAAGATCCAAACCTAAAA